AGTAGGAGCTGAGGGGCTTCAAATAATAATAAATGATGCTCCGGCAGGTGCTATCGCAGGAGCTGTATTGAAAACGGTTAGTGATCAAGGAGTACTGTCTGATATTGGTGCAATTCCAGAAGAAGAGATTACGATAAAGGGAGGGATGTCAGCTGTATCTAACGGAGTTAGTATAGAGGTTAGTGGAGAAGTAGACCCTTCTATTGTTGGCACTGCTGTTGTCATGGAGCTTCCTCGTGAAAGAGATGGAGACTCTATTAGAGGTCACTATGCTAAAATTAAACTATCAACTGAAGAAGGAGAGAATGTAGGAAAGTATGAGCTATTCTGCGTGAATGCTCACGTAACCCAGTCAGACCTTCATCATGTTAACTAAAAACATTACTTTTGTAATATGGTCGGATCACTTATAGGGGCAGGTATTAGCGCAATTGGAGGCGCAATAAACTATGGCCAGCAACAGAAAGAAATAAAACGCCAGCAAGAAGAGTCTAGAAAGCTTGCAGCTCAGGCTGAAGCAGATGCTAAAAAAGCAAGAGCAAGCATTCAAGACTATACTGTAGGTCGGGGCGCAAGGCAGGCTTATATGATGAGCCAGCAGGATAGAGCAGGTGATATTGCTCAGCAACAGATCGCTAAACAAACAGGAGGTGCGCTAGGAGCTATGAGAGCTGGAGGCGCTAAGGCATTGATTGGCGGTGGAGGAGTATCTAATCTAGCTGGTCAAGCAGCTACACAGGCAGCCCAACAAGCAGCAGCATCTCAAGCAAGAAGAATGCAAGGCCAACAAATTTTTGCCGGACAAGAGCAGGCAGTTTTAGATGCTAACGTAGCTGGACAAAGAGAGCTTTCGTTGTTTGACTATGGCCGAGCACTGTCTCAGGGCGACACAGAAAGAGGTCTCACTAGATCTCTAGAACAAGACAAGGCTCTTAGTAAGATGGCTTTAACCCAAGACTTAGTGGGTGCAGCAAGTGGAGCCGCTGGGATGCTAGACCCGATACTGGGTAGCGGAAAAAAAGGTATGAAAATAAAAGAGACTCCGGGGGAGTTCTCTCACAAAACAAATCCAATTGATTTAGTAAGAAACGGAACTAAGATCGGAGAGGCTACTGGTGGTGAGCTAATCTTTAACCCAGAACAATCTGGTAAACTAGAGACTCTCGCTACAGAGGGAAACACTGAACTGCATAAGTACCTTAGAGGTCTGTTTAAGAAATTTAACAAAAAGTCTTAAGGTATGTCAAAGACAACTGGAATGGCAGGTCTACAAGCAGGCATAGCTTCTGGTGGTAGAGCTGGATCTGAAGGGTTTGCATCAAGATTAGAGCAGTTTCAAAGGTATGCTCCAGTGCAAGCTATTGATTTTAATCAGATAACAGAATCCCAAAAACAAAATAGAAAATCTGAAAAGTTTATGGAGTCTGCCGTTGGCTTAACGGTTACTCCATCAAACACCAACATGTATGAATCTCAATATCAGCTCGCTAAGGATAAGGCGAATCTGTTATTTAGTGATGATGTGATACAGCACTACGCTAAGGATCAAAGAAGCATGATGGAATGGGCTGGAAAGGTTGATCAATTAAAAGACGAGATTGCAGGGTATGAGGCTTTCTATGAGGATTCTTTTGGTGATCCTTCTAAGGCTGATGGCACAGGAAACACATGGGCTGACCATACTGTTAGAGCAAAGCATCCGGGAGGAGAAGAAGGGTTCTGGTCAGATATGGGAGTTGAAGCAGATAGAACTGCTGCTCTTAATGATGTGATGAAGACTGTTGATTCTCGCCAGCACAGCAGCATGACTTTCAATACTGAGACTGGGGAGTTTGAATACGAAAGACTTGTGGAGCAAGATGGGGTTCCGATTATGGATCCTTTTGTTGCGAATCCTCAGACTGCTAATGAGTTGTTCTCTTACAATTTATCTCAAACAATTTTTGAATCCCCAACAGATTTTGCTGAGAAAGATGTCTTCTTAAAAGTCATAAACGATAGAGATCAATTCGATGCTAGAATGGATCGTCAGTTTCAAAAAGACAGTTTCCAAAGAGCAGTAGCTGACAACTACATGAAGAATCATCCGGGACAAGTTCAGTCAATTGATGATGTGTTGCAAGATGCAGATACACTTCAAGATGCTTATGAGGAATTCAGAGATCAGACTTATGACTTTGCTAAGGAGAACGAAAGAATTGCTAGAAGACAAGCAGCAGCAAGGTCACAATCAAAAAAAACTACAAAGGTTCAGCCTAGCTTCAGTGGTTTAATTCCGGCACCAGAAGGCTCAACTTATCAAGGTACATTCTTTACTCAAGCTCCAGTTACTTTAACGTATGCCACAGAGGACGGCACAATGAAGACCGCTAAGTTTAACAACATAGTTGTTGATAATGGGGAGCTTGCATTGGAGAGCAAGGATGGGTTGATACCTTTAACAGAAGGTTCAGTTGCAGCGCAACAGTTAGATGCTGCTATGGGTGTAGGAACACTCGCAAGAATGAAATACGATCTAAGAAATACTAAACTTTCAGAGCAAAATGTTACGGATCTTCCCGATGTAAAAACATACGAAGAGACTCCAGAAATGAGCTACAACCAGTTACTTACCGCTTCTTTTAAAAACCCGTCTACAGCTCAGGGGTATGACACACAAGCAGAAGAGCTTGAAAGATTAGGAGAGATTGTCGCAATGACAAAGACAGAAGGTAAAGCAGCACTGGAAGAAATGTATCCAGATTTAAAAGTAGAATTAGCTGGGTTTGGGCCTTTTAGAGATTTTCTTACAATTGAAGATGGCGAAGAAGATATTTCTTTAGAAGAAACTCCAGACACCGAATCTTATTACACTTCAGTAATAGAACTTTTTAACGCAATTAATAACAAGAAATGAACGAGGAGTACTTAAAACAGATTGAAGACTTAATGGCTAAAGGTCTTTCAGAAAGAGATGCTTTTGTTCAGGTAACTTCTTCTGAGTCGTTTATGGGTAGCGTAGATGAGCTTATTAGTTCATTGGACTCAAAAAAAAAAGACTCAACAGCCGCAATCGAAAAAGCAGATTCGGGCTCGGAAAGTCAAGACACTCCACCGGCACAGCCTACTATGTCAGACTCGGATCCAGAAGAGTCGGTCTTTTCTTTGCAAGAGAATCAGCTTGAGTTAGTAGAAAAAGCATCTTCTCAGATTGGTAATGACTATGCGTTCTGGCTTAAGAATGCTTTAGGCAAGCAGCAAGAGTTAAATTTCTATGATCTAGATTCAGGTGATGCAAAACTTAAGGAGGGAGCTATGTCTGGTCCCGGAAGTATATACTTGCTCTCTAGTCCATTTATGGCGTATACTGCCGCCCCTTATTATTTCTCAGAAGCAAAAGATTACATTCAAGATCTCTTTCAAACAGAAGATCAAAAAGTAAGGAAGGACTTACCTGTTCCTCCTGAAAACTCACCGGCATATAAGCAGTGGTACAACAGTCTCCCTCCGTCCGTTCAGTCTGACGTTGCTGCACCTAAAGATTATTTGGATTACGAGTTTACTCCTGAACAAGAGCAGCTTGCTGAAGATGCGTTTGCAGAAGTTCAGAATAAGTTCTATCAATTAGAAGGCTTAGCAGAAGCCGCAACAACATACAAGGCTCAGATCAGAGAAGACTTAAACGATAAGCTTGATGCTGGCGAAATTGACAAAGCTCAGTTTCTAGAAGAGAATGACAAGATTACTAACGATTATCTTCAGGATGTGTTTCAGACCTTTATGGAGAAAGAAGGTGGCAATATTGTCAATAGATACATAGGGGATATTGATAAGGACACTGATTTTGCTGAGGCTTTTACAGACAAGCTTTTCTATGAGTATGGTTTAGATACAGATATTGATGGGGATGGCATGTACAACTCTCAGACAATACTTGGTGACTTTGGGTTTCTTGGAAAAGGATTTAAGTCTGGATCATTTTCAGAATCAGCAGATGCGGAAACATATAGATTGTATACAGGTATAGAAAGTCTTGCTGAAAACATTATAGACTATGCTGCTGAAGCTTTTGGGTCTGACTATGCTTCAGATGAATATTTTGAAAAGCAAAGAGAATATTTAAATAAAAGATATGAAGCTGAAAATGCAGATGTAACTCTTGTAACAAAGGGCATGACTGAAGCATTTGGAGATGGGGATGTAACAGCTGGCTTTACTCACTTGGGCAATGCGGTTGGGACAATGGTTCCTCTTGTTGTTATGACTGCTGCTGAAGAGGCTGCTACAGGCTTTACTGGAACTGGACTTGTTGCTGCTCAATGGGCAGCTACTCTAGGTCGATTAGGTTTGACAGCAAACAGATTAGGTAGAGCTGGTAAAGCTGTTAAGGCAGCAGGCAGGATTGGATATGACAAACTGCTAAGAGGAGCTGGATCTGAAATAACTTATGGATTGGCTTCTGGTAGTGCTACGTATACTTCTATTGCAGATGATGATAGCTGGGGGAATGGAGCACTAGGCACAGCTGATAAGGTATTGTATTCTGGAACTACTGGTCTTGGAGATTACATGCTCACAAGATTTGGTAAGAATATTTTAAGAACGAATGCCTTAGCAAAAAGCGCAGAGGGAACTTATAGAGCTGGTAAAATTCTAGCAAAAGAATCAGCTGACATTATTAATAAGCGAATGATAAAAGGCTTTGCAGCTAAGCGAGGTCTTAATCTTGGTGGTGAAGCTTTGTCAGAAGCTGTTACAAACACAGCTCAGTACATCATTGAAGCTGACTCTAAGGGTCAGAATATCTCTTTTGAGGAGGCAGCATACCAAGCTCTAGACGGAGCTATTATGGGTGCAGCAGTAGGTGGAGTGTTTGATGTAAGTGGTTCTTTATTAGGTAGAGGAAGAAATGCTCTCAGAGGAGGACTTAAGTACGATATAGATTTTCAATCCGACTTAAATGTTCTTAAGGAAGATTTAAAAACAAACACTGAAGCACTAAAGAATACCAACAATATAAAGCAAAGAGCCGCTATACAGGATCAGATCTCACAAATAGAAAGTGCGATTCAAGAAACTGAAATTAAAGCTCAACCATTCTATGATATGCTTACGGTTAGACATCCGGAAGCTATTGAAAGTCTTAACAGAAAAGACGCTGAGATTGCTATAGCTGCTGCTAAACTAAGAGCATCTGAAGACGGCAGCCCGCAAGAAAGAACATTGAGAGGTGAGCTTAAGGTTTTAGTTGATCAAAGAATTCAGATTGAATCGGCGTACAGAACTGAGGATGGCAACTACCGCTTAACAGCTGTTGAGAAGCTCAAGATTACAGACATGAAGATTGAGGACAGGATGCAACAAATGTCTGACGAACTTAATCTACAAGAAATAGCAGCTAAGGAAAGAGAAGCTGCTAAAGAATCCTTATCAGAAACAACAAGAGAGCAAGGACAGAATCTGTTATCTAAGCAAAGACAAAGAGTTGCTGAGGTTAACGAGATTAACAACAGATACAAAGAAGCTAAAGAAACTTTGGAAGAAGCCGAGTCTAAAGGTGAAAGCAAAGAAAAGATTCAAGAAGCAGCAGAGTCGTTAGCGGCTGTTCAGAATGAGCTGATAGACTATCTAGGACTGGATGTCAGAAATGGTATAGTTGTATTGAAGGGGGAAGAAAAAGTTGAAGAAGCCGTAGAGCTTGACGAAGAAGGTAAGCCTATTGAAAAAGAAGAAGTCGAAGTAGAGGAAGTTGAAGCAGAGGAGGCTACTCCAGAAGTTAAGATCACTGAAGTTAAGGCATATAAAGATGGTAGCTTTAGAACTCCTGAAGATGTTCCGGGAATGTCTGAGGAGTCTAGAAGATTCTTAAACGTGTTCATGCCTCTAGTTCAGAAAATGTATCCGGGAGCTAAGGCAGTAATAACACATGATGCTAATAGTGTTGATGCTCTTGAGAAGCAGCTAGTAGAAAAGTACGGGGAGCAAGCAAAAGGCTTTAATGAAAATGGAGGCTTGTGGGTTCAGGAAGGTAATACTGGAACAGTATACGTCAACCCAACATCTGTTGCGTTTAATGCTAAACTAGAAAACTTAGAAAAGAAAAAGACTCTTGAAGAAACAGTTCTTGAGGAAACGATGCATGCTATTATAGGCCCGTCTATTCAGCAGATGTCTGTGGCAAAGCAGAAAAAAATTCTTTCTGAATTAAAGAGCATTGTTAAAAATGATTCAGCCTTACTTAAAAGAGTAGAAGCAAAGAGAGAGACTTACGCAGCGCAAGATAAAAACGCAAAAGAAGTAAGAGAGGAGGAGATTGTAGAAATTCTTTCTGCTGTAGTTGCAGATCCTTCAGCAGTAAACATGACTCTTATTTCTAAGATCAGAGCTATACTTAATAAAATTATAAGCACTCTTGGCCGTAAGGAGCTTACTATTAATTCAGACTCCTCAGCAATTAAAATCTTACATGCACTTAACAATGCATCTAATCTGCGTGTAGAACAAGTTGCCAAAGCTGAAGCTCAAGCTAAAGCTTCAAAAAGAATATCTCCTTATGCTCTGAAAGAAGAGGGGCCGGTAACTGTAAAGTACAACAAGACAATTTACAAGTACTCTAAGGGATTAAGAAAAGATATAGGAAGCGAGCCTGTAGAAAAAACTTTTAATGGAAAGTGGCACTTCATTAACTGGTGGAAAAAGTCTACTGACATGGGCAAGAAGTCTAATGTGTTTGGATTTGAAGTTGATGGAAATGCAGTGGACGTAGAGAGTCTGTATAAGACAAGGGCTTCTTCTAGACTTGGAGCTTCATCTGGAAGAGCAACTGAAATTATTGATAGGCACAACAACAGAATCCAAGAAGCTATTAAGCAAGGGATTATTACAGAGCGTGAAGCTAAAGAGTTAAACAAAGACTGGATAGGTAGACCTACTAACGTAGCTAAGTACTATGAGCGAATCCCTGCTGAAGAAATGGCTAAGGACGCTGACCTTCAAAGAATATATAACGAAAGGCTAGAGCTATTATCAAAGCTTGAAGAAAAGTCTATTAGTATTATAGAGTCTAAAGTTAAGAGCACTGGCAAGAAGTTTTACTACGGGCCTGATGAGCCGGCATCAAGGGCATCAACTAGGCTGAACAGAAGACTACAGACAGATTTGCTGGGTGCATACTCAGAGCACGTTAAAGAATGGGAGAACCATATTTGTAACATTGGTGACAATGTAGCCTGTAACACATCTAAGATAACACCTAAGAGACTGTTCTTTACTGCTCACGTTATAGAACACTTTGGTATAAATCCAGAGATCTTAGATTTAGCTCACCCTAGAAACAGAGGCAAGCTAACTTCCGATCAGGAATTCCAGCTAACACAGCAACAGACACAAGTAGCAAGAGCTCTTGCCGCAGAGTTTGGCGCTATAGTGTCAAGAGAAAACATTGAGGACATGGGTGACTTTGGTTTAAAAGATCAAGATCCTCGTGAGTTTTTCAATAACCACAACAAAGGATTTAACGATTATGTAGATTCTCTTGTACAGGACTTCGATTATAATGACAGCCAAAGAGATCAGATTGAAAACTTAAAGCCTCTATACGATTACATCTTGGCTATTACATCTAACGGATCTCAAGCTCTATCTAACAATGGGGTTACGATGGATTTGTTTAACAGAATCACGTCAGACTTCCTTTCAGGAAATATAGATCCAACTAAAACAGGATTCATGTCTAGTGATGTGATTAGATTTATTGGCAGTCAAAGAGAGTTCAATGAGTTAAGACCAGTAGATGTACACTACACGGGAACTAGAGGTGATAGGATGTCAACTATTTCAAGCCAGCTTGAGAAGCTTAATAACATTGTTAAAGAATTTGCTTTTGTATCAAACAGTAAAACTGGAAAGGTCATCCTTAACGGGAAAGAGTTTGTTGAAGCAATGAGCGCTACAACAGAAGGTAAGTACAACAATAGATCTCAGCAAGAGTTTGGTTCAAAGATTGGCAACTATGCATTAAGCCTTTCCGGAAACATGACCGTGTTAACTCAAGACTCTCATGTACTTCACATGATGGATACAATGAAGGGTCACTACTTGCCTATGTCTGATATAGTTCAGGGAACTACTAAGGCTGCGTTAGAAGCAAAGCTAGAGGAGCTAGGTGTGAAGGTAAAGAATAAGAACCTAGAGCCAAGACAGTTGATGGATATAGTTAGAGAGATAAAGGAAGATGACTCTAGCCCATACCAGAAAGAAGCTGAGAATTTCTACAAAACAATTAAAGGTTACAGACCTATAAATGATACTGTATGGAATAGAAAGCAGAACGAAGAAATTATTGATGAAGCTCTTGCACTAATAAATAAAGGCAAGCCAGCAAACGAGAAAATCACAAAGGCTGTTTTCGGCCAATCACTATATGCATCTAGCCGGTCTGTTTATCATAAAGACTATACTCCAAACGACAGGATGGTTACAGAGCTTCTTGATAAAACGGAAAAAGATAATCGAAAGTATTCAAAGCTAAGCTTAGAGCAGAGAGTGGACGAAGTGAAGGATAATCTTCAGATGGCATTTTCATCACGACTTACAAGAGCTTCAGAAAGACAACTAGAGTTGTTTGACACAATGCCTTTACAGACCACACTTAATTTAAGTGACGCAACAGACTCCCCTTTGTTTAGAGAAAGAGATCGCAAAGAAGTATTGAACTACAAGGGCAAGACACTTCTTACGGAAGAAGCTGAAATTCAAGCACTTAACACTCACGCGACTTCGAGGAAAATCATGGAGCAAAACAACGAAGTCAATGTTGGGGATAGGGTTGGTGTTCGATTAAATCTTAACGTGCTAAGCAATACCGGCGTACCAGTACAGGCTCTACATGAGATCACAAGCACAGGCAATGTGAAGAATGTTCTTAAGTATGGTACAGCTATTACTATAAAGAACCCAACGCTGTTCGTTAATCAGGATGCAAGAGAAAAGATAGCTACATTCCAAGACAACAAGTTCCCGATGGCTAGTGTGAACGGAGAGTTTGTTAGCTCTAAAATTAATGAGGCTAACTTCGATGGTGTTAAAGCTATCTTCAATCCACACAAGTCGAATGTCTTTACAGATGTAGCTGGTCGCCCAATAAAGTCTGCACAAGAAGCCACTGTAATTGGTAACGATGTTTTCTTAAGAGGAAAGATAGAGTACTATGATTTCAATGACCCTATTGTAATGCGGGGAAGAAAAGAGTCTGTCCAAAGTAAAACAGAAAGGCTTAAGCGAGGTGAGGATTATAACGCAAGCGTAAGAAAGTTTGAGATCTACACGGGTAAGTTTGGAGCTACGTATGAGTCTAGAGCAGAACTTGAGGCGGCATACGATAACCTGTCTCTGGAATCTAAAGTTGCCTTAGATCAAAGTGAGTATGCTAAGAATCTCCTCGATAACGATGTGGTAATTAGAGCATCTAAAAGACTTAGAAGGACAGCCGGTAGAGCTGCGAGAATGTATCAAGGATCTAGGGCTGACATCTTAAACAATCCAAACAACTACATCTCTCCTCAGAACTTAGCAAACCTTAAAGGAGATCTTAAGGAAAAAAGCATTCAGGAACTTACTGAGTTGTTTACCAACGAGGCTCTTGGAAGACTTTCAGAAAGGAATGATGATCTTTCAGTTTTAGCAGGAATAGAACTATTCAATAGACGAATAAAGAACAAGGACTTTGAAGGATCAGCAGCTCTTATTGAGGAGTTAGCTTCAACAGGTACTACTGTTGGTCGTATGCTTAGACACTTCAGAGAGCTAAAGACATCTACTCCTGAAGGGATGGCAATGATGATCAAACAAGAAGTAGCTAAAAGAAACAAGAAACTGTCTGAAGATCAGGAAAAGAGGCTCATGGAAATGAGTAAAGATTTGTTTGACCTTCATCTTGAGCACGAGGAGTTAATGAGACAGGCTATTGCTGGCGATGATGTAGAAGCTGCGTTAGAAGCCAAGACTAAAGAGGTTAAAAAGAAAGAGAGAGAGCTAGATACTTTTGCTAATACCGTAATAGAGAAGGGCTGGTCAGAGATAGCCACTCAGTTAATTCAAGGTAATCTCCTTACGCCGATGTCTCAGATAACTAACATCGGAGCGAACATGATTAACGCTATGGGTAAGGTAGCCGTAGATGCGATTGCCTTACCAATAGAAAAAGTGCTCAATTTATTTCCGGCTTTTGACTCACCGATAAAGCGTAATTACTCCCTTAATGCATACGTGTATGGAATGAGAAAGTTTGGATCTGGATTTGTAGAATCTCTGGATGAAATTGCTACAGGCCAAACAAAAGATGTAACTGAGTGGAGAGTACAAAGAGGGTTTGCTCCTATCAGATCGCTTCTTTCTTCTATAGGTTCTAAAAGGGGAGAAGCACTGCCGGTAAATGTAGGTGGCAAGTTTAGAAAAGGCAAGACTTCACATAACCAAAGAGCAAAGCTTTTTATTCAAGGATCTTTTGGCATTCCGGCAGAAGTTATGTTCAGGTTCTTATCTCTTGGTGACACACCATTTAGAAGAGCTACTGAGGGAATTGAGCTGTATCAGATGGGTAAGTCTAAAGGATTAAAAGGTGAGGCTCTTATGCGCTTCATGAAATATCCTGACAGAAAGTCCAGAGAAATTGCTGAGCGTGAGGGTAGAAAACTAACCTTTCAAGAAAGAACTGCTGCATCAGAAGTTGCAGAGCAATCAATTAACTTCATGCAGAGAATGCTAGGAAAAGGCTTTGATGTAATTCCGGGAGTAGACGGGGAAGCTGTTGCTAGGTTTTTAGTTAGGGCATCTGTCCCATTCGTACGTACACCTGCAAATATACTTATGGATACACTGACATTTGTGTCTCCTGTTGTTGCGGGCGTTAGGATAATGGGGGATCTAAAAAATAAAGACACGCGATCAGCAGCCCAGAATTTTGGGAAGATTATGGTTGGAAGTATGGTAACTCAAGCAGCTTTAATTCTTATTAAAGAAGGGTTGATTTCTGGAGAGATTGAATGGGATGAGGATGAAGACAGGAATCTTGCTTATGACCAATTCCCTCCTAACTCTATTAATATTAGCGGGCTAAAGAGATGGTTTGATGGGGATAGCACAGAAAAAAGAGATGACGATAACTTCATTAGCTACAACAAACTTGGTATTCCGGGAACTATTATCGGTGCTATGGTTAAGGGTGTAGACAAGGATGAGTTAAAGTCTAGAGATTATGACGGGGTAGGATTTATTCATCATGCTTTGACAGATGCTTTTGGAACAGGGCCATTTAGTTCTATATCTCACATGATGGATCAGTCATTCCTTCAGGGGGTGAACAACTTTATGGAGGTTCTAACAGCAACAGATCCAGACGACTTTAGTACTGCTTCAGAAAGATGGCTGTCTACTACATTCAAGGCTGCATCAGCTACGGTTCTTCCAAACACCATAAGTGCATTGCATAGATCATCGAGAACGTACATGCCTGACATGAGAATTACGAAGGACATGGACTATGGAGAGAGAATGTTGAAGAGAGCAGAGTATATTATTAAGGACAGAACATTCGGAACAGCAGACATACCTGTAAAAGTAAGCTGGAAAGGAGATCCAATAGAACAGAATCCAAGAGGAAATGCCGGATGGTTCTACCAGTTGTTTGATATTACAAAGCTCAGAAAAGGAGAAGATGACGATGTGTCTCAAGAGATGTACAGGATCTATGAGCAGACTGAAGCTATTCCTGAAGTAGTAGGTACTCCGGGATACGCTGCGAAAAGAAAGGTTGCAGTACCAAACCTAACACAGAGGAAAGCAAAGAAAGCTATTAAAAGAGCTGGACTTGAAGATTTTACTTTCTTAAAGGATGAAAAGTTCCTTGCCAGCTCAGTGTACTTAAATACAGATCACATAAACCAGATGATGAAAGTGTCTGGAAAAGATAGGTATGCTGCTATTGAAAAGCTAATGAGTGATAGGAAGTATCAGAACAGTTCCGACTATGAGAAACTAGAGATGCTAAATAAACTAAATGATGATTACAAGAGTGCTATTGAATATGATAGAAGAGGAGACTTAAGACCACACAGTATTCAGTTGTTACATATCATGGAAAACATTTACAGAAACGATTATGAAAAAGATTAAGGACACTAAGCTAGGCCAGTGGTTAAAAGACAAAGCTCCTGCTGTATTAGATGTTGTAGGAGAGTTGCTTCCGGAAGGAGGCTATCTAGGTGTAGTTAAGAACCTAATAAATAAAGACCCTGATGTATCTCCAGATCAAGAGGCTGAGTTTGATCAGATGGCTTTTGAACTAGAGGCCGCTGATCGTGCGTCTGCACGTAATAGAGAAATAGAATTAGCTAAGGCTACAGGTGGTAACGACTGGATGATGGTTGTTACAGGGGTCGTTGGGTTGGTGTCGTTCTTGTTTACTATCTACGCTGTAGTGTATATTGAGAACGTAAGAGAGAATGATCTATTCATTCACCTAATGGGTATGATAGAAGGTGTTGTGATTGGTAACATCTTTGCGTACTACTACGGAGCATCTGTAAAGAAACAGAAGTAATAAAAGAAAGGGGCCACAACCCCTCTCTTCTTTACTCCTTTATTCTACCTAACTGGGCATGCACCTGTATCACAATCAGCTATATCGATGTCGTCCATCTTTAAACTATCAAGTGATGTGATCTCAGTCACCTTTTCTTTCATTTCTAGATAACGAGCTTCATTGATCTCCTCCAATGGAGCCTGATCAAATCCGTGTTCGCTATGTAGAAGAAAAGAAACAGACTTTGTATTCACATAGTTTTCTGATAGCCATTGCTTGATTGCGTCCAGCTCATCCTTACGGTAGTAGATAGTCACTGATACTGAGTTGTCGCTCCACTCTGCTTGCAGCTTGCGGATTATATTTAGCTGATCGACCGCAGTCATATCTCCAGCAAACATAGTTCCTTCAGGAAACTGGCAAGGGAATTCAACAACAACAGTAGAGTGATCTTCTGTTCCGTCAAAGTTTCTTACGTACTCTACGAAATACCCGTTGTTCCTAGCCACCGATGCAAGTTCGCTATCAGCTGCCATTCGGATTCTCCGTATGTAGTATCTTGAATATCCGGGGTGTGCGCCGGGAGTAACGCCAGCAAGAAGAGACAGCGTTCCACTTGGCTTGACTGTAGTGATTTTAATGGAAATAGGGAAGTCATTGTCTTCAGAGTATTGTTTGTCGTAAGCACGAAGATACACATATACATCTGATAGCCAGCTTCTTTGCTCGTCTGTAGCTTGAAGATACCCTGTAACTCCAATACCCATACGCATGTTAGCGTGAACAATATCCTCTGTCTCTTTAACAGCACAAGGGATAGCAAGGCTATGCTTATTAATTCTATATAAGTACCTAGCTACTTTCTTTAACTCTACCCTTGACTCAATGTTTGGTAGGTATATCTCTGCAAGACAACAGGTTTCAAAGTTTGCAAGAGACTGCTCAGCACACGGGTTGTATCCCATAACATCTGGATCCGGATACTGTGTCTCTCCAGTACGCCCTTGAATCCTAGATGAAGAAAGGTTAATCAATCCGTATGGTTCTCCGTTACCTTTATACCCTTCCCAGAATTCTTCTGGTAGTAAAGAGATGTCGTCACAAGCAACAGAGTTGTTACTCATAGCTCTCCAGTTAGGTATACCACCAAGATCCCAACGCTTAGCTCTCAAGTACTCTAGATCGTCATGATCTCCAATAGCTATCTGAGCTGATCTACGGACGTTTCCTGCTACTACAATCTTCCCGATAATGTTCATTATATCTAAGCAGTCGATAGGACGTAGACGCTTCCCTGATCGCTCGTTAAGGAGTCTGTTTATTTCAAGCATACCCCATACCAAATCTTCTGGTCCAGATGCAGTACCACCAAACCCTTTGATTGGAGAACCCTTACCTCTAATTAGGTGAGTAGCAAACGTAAAGTTTTCTCCAGTCTTGAAGCTTGCTTTCAAAACTCTGTAGAGTAGATCAACCCAACCTTCTCGTGAGTCCGGCACAATAAAGTCTGCATCATTCTCGTCAAGTCGTGTGACCTTTACCTTACGCTTAACTTTAGGTAGCTGATACACATGCTCTCTCTGTATGTTAAACCCAACACCAGATCCTAGCATAAGCATTTCAAATGCCCAAGTGAATGGACGGATAGGCTGATCAACAACAGTAAAGGCGCAGTTCTGTAGTGAAGGTAGACCTAGCTTATCTACTGTCTTAGTTCCTAGCTGCCACAGGAATCTTCCGGCAACAGTTCCTTTAAGATTAAGCATGATGTCACGGACATCCTTCTGTTCTCTCTCTGAGAAGTTGCAGTTAAGCTGCTTGTTGCAGGCTTCAACGACACGATCAACAGTGTCCTTCCACTCTTCGGTCTTGCCATTCTTTAATGGCCGAGAATAGGTACGTTTAAAGGTAGGGTAGCCCACCTCTCCCCACGGGATAGTTTGTTTCTGAGTCATAAATTTTTGTGAAAAAAGGACGGCGAATCTACGGAATATTTTTTATATCCTCAAGGTCACCTATTAGTACTACATTTCCGTCAGCTCTCTGTGGTTTGTCGTCATCGCTATGACCAACATCCTTAAGGGACTGACCTTCTTTTAACTTGATAGACTTCTTTAGAAAGTCTTCCTTTGTCATCCATCCTAATATGTAAGCTTTACTTGTGTCGAGCTCCCACTTAGTCTTTGGATTCTTCTTGAAGTTTACCTGACAGAAGACATACATATCACAGTTCTGGTGCAGACTTGCCTCAGCAATGTGACAGGTGTACTCATCTCTTGGGTAAACTCTCCTTCGCTTTGTCTTTACGTCAACGCTTATCGGGCTGTCCGAGAAAGGATTTAGATATACATCACAGTCCTTAGTATTATAAGGGATAGAATCCTCGATGTATTCAAGAACAGCTTGCTCTCCAATATATCCGGCTAGGTTTCCACCACCACGCATAATACTATTCGGGATGTCTGAGTGCTTAGAAGCTTGGCTCTTAGCTCTCGATAACATTTCATCTGTTATCTTTACTTCAACCCACTTGCTCATGCTCTTCCTTGATAAGTTCTTTAACGTAATCAAGTTCAAGTCTGATAGAATACTTAAGATCAGTAGTCAATGCAAGCAAAGTCTCTTCATCTTTAATAGGCGTTCCATCAGGATGCACTTCTTCATAAAACTCTGTCACTGCATCATGCATTCTATTACACGCAGAGAAGAGTCTACTACTTAGTTCCTCCATTCTTTATAATTTGTATAGCCTCAGCTACCTGTTGCTTATTTTTACAAATGAACAACATCGGAATGGGTTCGTCCTGATCGTTCAAGTGTTTCAAGAATAACTTCCACCGCATGGTGAAGTCGTGATGAGACGGAGTGTACCCTTTAGTTTCGATAATCCAGCTGCGATCTTTCGCAACAAAGTCTGGAGTGTACTTGATAGGCAGGATAACACTTCCTGTTCTATCTTTCATCTCCTTAGCTTTAGGTGTCATCTTAAAATAAACACCTTGATGCCGGAACTTCTCAACTAATACGTACTCTAACTTCTCGTAGTCGAACTCTATCTTCTCTTCCCTCAATAGGTCAGCACAGCTCTTCTCTAATCCACTTTTATACTTGCCTAACTGACGCTTCTTCGCCGACTTTCGTTTAGTCGTACCCGCTTTGCGTCTCTTCATGGCTGGAAATATAACCTTTATTCTAGGCTATAACTCCACTGTTGATAAGAAATCTTCATTTGGTTCTAGTTTAAATTCAATTTGTTTTACTTCTTTCTGGTACTGGACAGGTTCATACAACTCTTTGAATGTTGTGCGAATCCTGAACCCTGTTGCCTGTGTGTTAAACACAAACCCGATAGGTTCATCGAATGGTGTTGGCTGTCCTCCAGTCTCTGTCTCTCTGACTTTACGGACATGGATCTCAGCAGTTCTCTTAGTGTCTGTGTCTGGAGCCTGTACCTTCCGGTGTATTGTAATGAAGCAGTCAGCTCTGTTGACGAACTTACCACCACCTTCAGTGTCCTCTGCGAATGGTGCGACAGGTAATCCGTCATCACCTTTTCTTCTCTGAGCTTCTGTGACAGCATGCATGTTCAACCACACTGCAACATTATTCTTGTTAGAGAATGTAAGAAATTCTGACGCAGCCTCATAGTGATACTGGTGCTCACTCACATTACCCGACTGAACCTTCAGCGAATTGTAAGGGTCAACGAATACAGCATCGGCTTCCTCTTGACGTAAGATCTTCTCAATGAATAAGATGATGTCTGTGAAACTGTATGTCTCACGATTGCTGATCACAGTGAAGTGTTCTCTTACCCATCTGTAAGCAAACTTACGTTCATGGTATGTCATCATGCTTGACTTCTTATTGCAGGCAAACTCCATGAGCTTCATCTTAATAGATGCCGTATTGTTCTCTGACGAATACACTACCCACTTCCAGTTGTGCCGGATAGCTGCATTCACCATAAGGTATAATGCAACGGTAGTCTTCCCGACATTACTGTGACCATTCATGATAAGGAACTCCTTCTTATATCGGAAGTACTCATCGAACTTGCTGTCTCCAGTATCCAGCCCTACCTCAATCTTACCTTGAGAGTAGTCGTCTATCCACCGGAAGTCTTCATCGTCTGATGAAACGAAAGACATATCCCCATCGTTGATCAGCAGCTCACGCCTAGCATCTTGCTCTGCACTCACAGTATCTTTGATAGGATCAAGCTTACCTTGCTCGATCCCTTGAAGGATAGTGCTCTTAGCATGAGGCATATCATCTATGTCTCTCTTGCTTATCTCTCTTAGGAGAACACGAGTAGCTTCGTCTTGCTCTATCTTTCCTGCCGATATGAATCCACCTACCAGTCTAGATGCCGCCAATAGAGTTGCATGCTTTTCTCCATCAGCTGCATTACGAATCATCTTCGCTGCTAGGTTAAGTCTATAGTAATCGGTATAGTGACCTTCTACTTGAGCTACTTGTGACTCAGACTTCTCTGATGCAAACGCACCAAACTTCTTACTGTCTTGATTGATTACAATCTCAGGATCGTAGCTTTCATAACAGGCTCTCGATTCATTGATGCCCGACTCATCCACCTCAAGATTGTACTGCTTAAAGAAGTAAGTCTTTAAAGCTCTGAAGTGATCTCTGTGTCGCTCAGGATTAGTGATCTTTACTATTGCTTTAAGACCATCTCCAGATGGAGACACCCAGCAAGCATGTACATACTCATCAGCTCCAATGAAAGCTTTGCTCTCTTCAATATTAACATGATCAAAGTCCAACACTACCAGTCCGGAGTGAACAACAAGCGCATCATCAGCACGCCTAGAAAACTCCCCACTAAAACACACTAATGGGAGACTGTTCTTTAGCTTCTTATCATCAGTAGATCTATACTCTTCGATCTGGTCTCGGCTCTTGCCATCACGGATACGAATGAACGCTTCATGTGAGTCTACGTAGTGTGGTTCGTTAGGAGACTTTATGTTTCTGAAGAAAGTTACTTTCATTTTAATTTATCTATTTGGGATTCATACCACTGAGCTTTATTGATGTCTTCTACTACTGAGGATGTTGGCTTACTGCCGGCTCTCATGCGATACTTGAACGCATTCAATTCACAGAACGCTAAGTACTTCTCTTTACCGAATGCAGCCACCATCATTTCCCAGACCTCTTTACTACCTCTCTTGTAGTGTGAAGGATTTATATTATCGTATTTACTCATGTCTATTAAATTAAAGGTGACAAAAAACCCCGCCGAAGCGGGGCTCTTTATATGCAGGTTGATTACTTAGAAGGGAAGAACATCTTCTCCTTCCGCATCAGCTGTAGCTGTAGCAGTAGTCGCAGCCTTAGCTTCCGCTTTTGCAGCGATAGCTTTAGCTCGTCTCTCCTTTGCAGCTTCGCTGTTCCAGTTGTACACAGAACCACAAGCCTTACCTTGCTTACTCATGAACAGTTTGATCCTTGCATTACCGCCGTGACCTGTAGTCTTGTCACGCTCACTAATGTAGTTCTCAAGAATGTCCTTGAGCTCGTGGTCTTTTAATTTAATTGTCCAGCTAATGATCTGTCCATCATCAGCAAATACTGGGTCATCTACCCATCCGATCAACTCGGAGTCATACTTCTTTTCTTCCATCTTATAGGATATTTATTGATTAAAAAAATTATACTTCGTATTCTTCAAAATAAACTGTTGGCTTTTCTTTGCCATCTAGAAATTTAACGATGCGATCAAGAGCATCATTGAACTTCATCTCTCCAGTGAACAGAGTATTCTCTGAACATTTTACTAGAGCAGGTAGGTAAGGGTAAGTCTTCTCTTGAGCTACCCAATAGAAGTCATCTATTCCAAACACCTTCGTGTAGATGTATGCTTGGATGTCATAACCAAAATCTCTGACGCTATACCGAAACTTTGATACAGACTTCGTTGACTTAGAGTCCACAATAAATCCATCGCCCAGACAATCAAGGAATCCCTTGACAAGTACCGGCCCATGTGGAGTAGGTAGCTCTTCGTTAAACTCAACCTGATAGTCACCGGACATGTGAGACGCAATCAACCCGCACTCATGGAGTCTGTCGATCATCTCATTAGCCTGCTTCCAGTCATCTGTTGAGCACAGAGTCTTAC